CCTTGGGTACCACGACGGAACACTAGATCTTCAAGATGTTCAATACCCTTGGCTCGGCCGCCCACGCCGGCTTGTTCCGCTTCAACAAGAGCAACATAACCCCGATTAACAATACGGTCACGCAATCGTGCTAGAAAGTTAGCGTCACTTTCTGCCACACCCATTTCAGGTTCTTTTACACCCTCACGTGCAATATACTCACGGAAGTCTGCTAGTTTGGCATCACGATCAGGATCCATTGCCAGGGCTTTGTAAATGCTTTCCACAGTCATTAACTGATTGCGTTTGTACTGTGGGGCCAGCATTATACCAGCAGCTTGATCTGGATCCATTGTGATTAACTTTTCTGTCTGGCGACTGGTAATACCCTTGGCACTTGCCTTGAGTCCCAGTGCTTTGGCAACGCTGGACATCAGCACATTACGGAACACACCTTTGTAGGCTGATCCTGTGCCGCCGCCCAGCCAGAATGTGCCCCATTCTAAATTGGGCATGAACATAAAGTCTGTTTGCACATAGCCACGCTTGGGGTCGCCTTGTATGGGTGTTTTGAAATGCACTGCTTCGCCTGTGAGTCTGCACCAGTCTCGGGGGTCTTGTTTGTTCTGTGTGGCCCAGGCATCCAGTTGGCCTTTGAGTTCGGCCTTGGTTATTTCGTTGGCATCCACAGCAAGGTCCAGATCACCTGAGTCAGGTTTCTTGCCGGTTGAACCCAGCCACTTGACGGGAATGCCTGCTTCGTCTCGATCATGTGATAAATCAAGTCCCGTGACAGTTTCCAGCCAGGCCACTGTGCTGGGTATGTCTGCTTTACTGATGCGTTGCGTTAGTGGTCGACCTTGTGCATCTTTGAAAACATTGCCACCTTCAAACAGTTGTGTCATGTTATTCTGCTGCCTGTTGAAAGCCAAGTAGTTCTGCAATTCTTGGATCGTTTGCCGAGGTGATATTTAATTTTTTTGCGGCTTGTTGTAAAGAGGCTATTTCGGCATTGTCAAACTTTGCGGCATTTGCAAGTTGTTGTGTTTGTGCGCTAAGTCCTGTTACTACGCCTGTTCCGCCCACTCCTCTTCGGCCAGTATCATAGGCCATTATGTTTTGTGCCGGCAATATTCCCAGGCCAACCAAGTCAGTAAACATTTTTTCCACAGCTTTTGAGTCAGTGTTTTGCAATGTGGCATTGTAGATTGCATCTATAGATTTGTCAATGTCAACTATGATATCTTCAGCATTGTCTTTCATGTTGGGATCACCAACATAGGTTGCTATGTTTTTGTAATCTGAGCCTTGCCGCCCGATCATTTTGTTAACTAGGTCTTGAAGATTGGCTTTGAGAGTTGCAATGCTGGGCTGTGTTACTTGGCCAAGACTGGTAGGAGGATTGCCATTGGTGTCTTTACTATTGGCCATGAAGTTTTGTACAGTTTGTTGCCAAGCAGTTTGCATGCTGGTAGCAAGTGTTTTGGCCGCAGAACTGTTGGCCATGTTTTGAAACCCTTGCTCACGACTTTGAGCAGGACCGGCTTGCGAGGTAACGTCTGTTCCCACAGCCTTGTTTATTGCTTGATTGCCAGCTTGTTTGGCTATGCCGCCTGCGATGCTGGCAAGAGCTCCACCAATGCCTTCTTTTACTGGCCGTTTACGTGTTAATTCATGAATCTGCATTTGTTCTCCTAACTGACCGCGAGAACTTGCCAGCATCCTTGGTGCGTATTGCATTGAGCAATTTACGTGTGAGATTGTCAGCTTGTTCTGCACCAAACTCTACTTCAATCTGTTCTATCAGGCGTATGGCGCTGGATATAATACTGTCAGCTCTAGTTTCGATTATCAGGCGACGATCACGCTCTACATACAACGAGTCTAGTTCTTCTAGTAAACTACGGGTCTTTTTTTGCATTCGATCTGGGCCTTTGGATTATTTAGTGTGTAGCAAGTTCAAATAAATATCTACTATACAGGAATACTCATGACAAGTCAAATCAACCCAAACAACGTAGACGGCACCTTTCCGGTGGCCGGCCAGCCCAATAACACACAGGGGTTCCGAGATAATTTTACCAATATCAAGACCAATTTTAGTTATGCTGAAACCGAAATCACAGACTTGGAAAACAATGGTATTTTCAAAGCTGCCCTGAGTGGTACCACACTAGACAACAACATGGCGGATAACTTAATATACGCCGTTAAATTACAAGATGTCAGCTACACCTATGTACAAAACACAGCATCATCAGGCAGTATCACAATTGATTACAGCGCCGGTCAGTACCAATTGATTTCAACCACTGGTTCTGTCAGCTTGAATTTTGCTAATTGGCCCGTGAGTGGCACAGCAGGCATTGTACAAATTACAATCAATGTCACCAGCACTGCACACACCTTGACATTACCTGCTGCGGTTACTCTGGGCACTACTGGCATCCAAGGGTACTCCGCAGGTATTATTACCTTTGCTGCAACTGGTACCTATCAGTTCTCATTTAGCTCTGTAGATTATGGTGCTACTGTTACCATCTATGATTTAAATCGTCCTCTCAGTTATTTTACTAATCCTGTAACTGTGGCTAGTACTACTAATAGTACCAGTTCAGGCACGGGCGCCTTGATTGTGGCAGGAGGTGTAGGGGTATCAGGCAATTTATATGTGAGTGGCAATATTGTGGGCAGTATAGTGGCCACAGGCAATACATTTGCAGGTAACACCACTGTGGGAAATTTGTTGACTTCGGGATTGGTTAGTGCAACTGGCAATGTGACTGGTGGTAATGTAAATACCGCTGGGCTAATAACAGCCACAGGTAACATTACTGGTGGGAATTTAAACGCCGTTGGATTGAGTCTCAGCGGCAATGTTGTCAGCACCATTAACATGACCGCTAATATCACTACCACTGGTGGCAATATCCAGGGCGGCAATTTAAAAACTGGTGGCATTGCCAGTGCCACAGGCAACGTCACAGGTGGTAACATAATCACCGGCGGATTGATATCGGCAACTTCGACCATAACCTCGTCGGCCAACATCACTGGTGGTAATATCTTAACTTCTGGGCTGGTATCAGTTACTGGCAACATCACTAGTGGCAACGTCAACACAGGTGGGTTAATATCAGTCGTGGGTAATATTATTGGTGGTAATGTTTTAAACGGGGGATTAATTTCTAGTACCGGTAACAGCACCGCGGCAAACTATCTAACAACGGGATTAATATCAGCCACAGGTAACATCACTGGTGGCAACATCTTGGGTGGTGCCAACGTCAATGCTACCACGCACACCGGTGCTACAGTCAGTGTAACTGGCAATATCACTGGTGGTAACATTATTTCTAGTGCGGTTATATCTAGTACTGGTAATGCTAGAATTTTAAGCGGCACAGCAGTTCCTGCGGGCGGCACAGCTGGTGCTGGATACTTGATGTCAAGTACTACCAACCTCGGTGTGTTCTTTGGATCTGGTGCACCTGCGCTGAGTGCAGCGCAGGGCAGTCTCTATTTGAGAACTGATGGCAGTTCGACCAGTACCAGAATGTATGTGAACACAAATGGTTCAACAACCTGGACCGCAGTTACTACTGTGGCTTAATTTGATTTGATCTGGCCCAGCAGTTGTTTGAGCTTTGCACTTTGAACATCTGCTGTGACTTTTTCTGCAACCTCAGGTTTTAATTCTTTGCCACCCGGTTGATAATCCCAAGCGTGTGTTCCGGTTGGTTTTTCCCACTTGGTAGATGCACTGCTCGTTGTTTCGGAGTCAGCAGTCCTAAGTTGGCTCTTGGCCTTGATTGAGTCCATGATACTGCTTTGTGGTTTGTTGTATCCAGTTCCTTCGTCACCGCCTTCATCAGTAATGCGCATGGTTTCAATGTTGTACTCCAGATCAATTTTTTGACCAACGCCGGTCGAGCTTCGAGATTTCATACATTGTATCTGATACTTGCCACGCTCTTTCATGGCACGACTTGTAAAGATACCAAACACGTTGTCGGCAGTGTTGATCTTAGAGATACCACCCGAAATGTGACTATGATCAAATTCAATTTCCTCTACTGCACTACGGTTCAACTGCGAAGCAGTGACCATTAGTACTGCCAACTCTTTGGCCAAGTTACGCAGTTCTTCACTCACATACTTGTCTTTTACAAACAAGTCATTGGGTGAGACTTTGGCACTCACAGGCATCAACAAGTCCAAGTAGTCAATCATCACAAAGTCTACCTTCTTGCCTGTTTGAATTTGATACTCTTTCAAATAAGCACGAATGTCATTGATATTACTTTGTGCTGGCAGGCCTTTGACCTGATAGTTTCCGGACTTCTTGGCCACCAACTTGACCTTGAGTTCAGTTGTGTCCATGTCACGTCTAATGTCTTTGGTGCTCATGTTTGTTAACATAGCATCTGTTCGCAAACTTGTGAGTTCTTCACTCAGTTCAAGCGTGATGTAAACGCCACTAAGTCCTTGCTGTAGCCAATTCAGCGCAATGTTCATCATGACCAAGCTCTTGCCAGAACCCGATCCACCTGCAAAGATGTTTAGTTCACCACGACTGAATCCACCATACAACAATCTGTCCAGTTGCGGCCAGCCTGTGCTTACTTGTCCACCCGAGTTGAAGTATTTCTCAATGCGAGCCTTAGGATCAGCAAAGTAATCCGTGCCCATGTCTTTGGTGAGTGATATCTGTACTGCATCTTTGATGAGTTTTTCAACGGGTTCAAATTCACCTTTCTCCAGCAAGTCTGCTGATTTTAAAATAGCACGTTCAAGTTCTTGACGTCGGGTAAATGCTTCAAACTCGCCCATGAACCAGTCGAAGTGGCCTTCATTCAAATCCGGCACTGGTGCAAGTTTAATGCCTGTGGTTGCAGAGATCTGTGACCTGTCGGGCATGGTCTTGTGTTTGTCTGTGTGTTCTTTGATAAACTCAGCCGCTGGTCTCAAACTTCGGTCAAAGTTCTGCGGGTTGTAGATGTTTTGAACACGCACATAACTTGTTGCGTCTTCCAACATCATTTCTAGAAATAGTCGTTGGACATCAAGTCCGTATTCTTTTAACAAGTTGCTTCTTCCTTATCTCTATTTTGATTTTACTAGTTTCTCTTGAGGCTATAATAGTTAGCAAGGCCCCTAGTCTGCCCAACTTTATCACAGCATCATTGACATCTTTACAACCCGCTGGCCATTCAGGTATGCTTACTGCCCAGCCTAGTTCTACAGCACGGTCAATTAACTCCACACCTGCCGTGTCTTGGTCCGGTACCACAGTTACTTCACGACCGAGATTGCGTATCAATCTTGCTTGTGCATCACTAATGGTGTTGTGCATCACAGCAAGGCCACCAATTGAGAGTGCGTCAAAGATGCCTTCTGTTACCAGCACATGTTGCCAGTCTGCATGTTGTAAATCTGTACCAAACACATAGCCCGGTTGTGAATGATTGATGTACCGGGGCTGCTTGTCATCCAAGAATCTAGCACACCAACCTATCACTTTGTTATCGTATGTAAACGGAACCAACACAAACGGCCTAGTCCAATGAACGCCATCAGTTTTGATAGAAGTCATTATGGGAAAGTCTTCTGGGACACCTCGCCGGCGTATGTAATCCCAGTATAACGGATGCTCGGGTGTGACCACTTCCGAGAACGGAGGAAAGTCGTCCGAATCTTCAAACTCAATTGCACTCAACGCATTGAATACTCGTTGCCGATCTTCTAGTATGCCGTGGATGCTACGATGTCGCAGACTTTCAAGATTGAGCATGTCAATCTCGTTATCGGGTACACCCATCCAGCCTAGTAATCTCTTGGCTTTGAAACTAACCGTACGGCCCAGAATAAAACTGGCTGTGTATGCGCAGTTGAAGCAATGATAACTCCAGCCCTGTTCAGTTGCTTTGATGCCACCGCGGCCACGCTTGTCTGCGCTGTTACCATTGTGAGTGCAACATACCGCATTGAAACTCAGCCAGCCCTGTGGACTGGGTTTTCTTTTTGCAGGTAGGTAAGCAAGGATGTCTAGCATCTGTTGATTATAACAGATTAGTTACACTAGATCAACGATATTGAACGTTTTGTATTCGTCCGTTTGTGAATATTGCGGTTGCAGCGATGGAACCTTGGAATTGAATTGGTACATAACCTGAACCACCGTCAAGGATAGTCACCCCAGCAATTACTCCTGCATTGCTAATAGTGCAGACTGCTTCGGCATCCGAACCGTTGCCCAAAATTTGAATGTGTGGTGGCCCAACATAGTTGTATCCGGCGTTGGTGATACTGATTCCGGTGACCACACCGTCGGTCACTTGGACATTACCGCTGGCACCATAACCCACTGAGTTGTTTAGGGCCAGGCGCAACAAGGGATGAAACCCAACAATGTTAAAATAGTCACTGACTGTTGCCCCAGAATAATTGCGAGTTTCACTCACATTGTACCAAACGGATTCATAATTTTGTGCGGCTTGTATTTTGACTGTTCCTGTGTAGCCCACAAGATCAAACTTGACCGTGGTAAAACTAGACCCATTGGTTGGCATATGGCTAGAATAAAATTCAGTCATTTGAATAGAGTTTTGTGGCTGTGGTGTAAGTGCCCAATCAGGAAATTGTGTAGGAGCGGTGCCCACAAAGTTATTTTTGCCATACATGTCCGGAACTGTGCATTCTGTGCTGGGTACAAACTGTGGCAGGATTGAGTCAACAATGTTACAATCTGCTCGGGCTTGGCTGTTGGCATCTACATAAGCGGCTTGCACATAGTTGCCGGCACTGCGTTGTATACTGTAACTGGCCGGCTGTGCCTGGATATTGATGGTATCTTCTGTGTTGAGAACTACTTTGACACGGCCCAGAGTAGAGCTCAGGATCTCCATGTCTTTGGTGATCAACAGTTCGTCGCCAGTTTGATTCACCACACGGAACACAAATGTGCTGCCTGCAATATTTACGGGTTTCTCATCT